GGCGTAAACATGGGCCGTTTTTCTGAAATTGACCTAGAATTGACATACGGGGAAAAACCAACAACAACCCCCCGGGTTGGATCGTTTGGGGTTTGTTTGCATGACCCCAACAACCCGCCCCGGTTTTTTACGTTGGTGCAAATTATCGGGGGTTTGGGGCTTTTTTCCCCGGTTGACGACCCCGGGTCAATCGCACAATTCCCAATTGAGGATTATTGGCAATTGACGTAAAACCAAAACGACCCCGGGTCAATCCGGGGTTTTTTTGGCTTTGCTAAGTAAGTAAGCGCTCACTTCAAAACCCGTTTGCGGGGTTGTTTGGGCTTTGCTGGGGGTTGGCCCCGGTTAGCCGTTTGGCCCGTTTGCGGGGCGATTGGCCCCCAGCGATTGGGCGATTGTTTGGGCGGGGGTTTGGCCCCGTGCGATTGATTGGCCCGTTTGGTTGGCCCGTGCAATTGGCCCGGGATTGATCGGGCGGGGTCATTGGGGCGGGTCGTTTGCTGGGGTTGGCCCGTTTGCTGGGTCGATTGGCGGGGGTTTGCAGCGATTGGGGCGGGTTGGTTGGCCCCATGTTGATTGGGCGGGGTTGGCCCCCGGGCGATTGGGCGGGGCGGGGCGATTGGCCCCCCCTAATCACAAAAACCCGGGCGGGGTGTAATGATTTTCCCGCCATTTTGCCATTTTTGTAGGTCGTTTGCCCACATATGGCTTTTGGCTTATATAAGTGTATACTTTTATGCTTATATACCAATCCGCTTATATAAGGCAACGCTTAATAAAGGCCAGAAAAGTCCAAAAGCCAACTACGCATTTCGGAAAAAAAATTTTGAAGAAAAAAAATGCCTAGTCAAACTAGGCAAAATATTTCCCTTTCCGAGAATTTGTCGCAAATGCAAAAAAATAAATTTTGTCAGGCTTTCTCAAATTTTCTGACCAAATTTGTTGGTGGCTTCCAAAAACTTTCGTCAATCCTATAGGAAATCACATCTTTGCTTTGTGCTCTGTAGCCAGAAGCGTAAGCAGCCCGAGAAACTGCCAGTGCTTTGGCTTTTGTATCGAATGGCCCTTGCGAACCCCAATACCAGCCGGATTGTTTCTTAACGAGTGGCATTATTTTAGGAATCTCAGCTTGTATTTGGTCGAATCTGCTAAGTCAAGCAGTTCATCCACGATGTTTTGCAGTTCGCTGTCCTGTGGAAAACCAACACCATTGCGATAGTATTCAATTTGGTCACAGATGTATTGAACAAGCTCCAGACCATTTTCCCCCAGAAAAAGTGCCTTCTCCGCGAAAATTATTTTCGAGTATCGGCCTTGGTAGGCTTCCATAAATTTGTCAGCACGTTTATCAAGTTCAACGTAGAAGTCGCCTAAAGCCATGTGCTGTGAGTAGCTGTCAGTGCCGAGGTGGTGGATATGCCCTGCTGTCACGCCGTTAAGCAGACACATTGCAAACTCTCCCATCACATTGGATGGTGCTTCGTTGATGCTAAATTTCATGGTGGATTCTCCTTGCGTCATTGTATTACGGTAACGTCTTTTGAGCGAGAGCGTATTTTGTTACGGGTTTTTTGGATCATACGGTCATACTCTGAGCGACTGATTGATGATCGCTGTAGGTGATGCCACTCTAAAACCTCGTTAATTGACCTAAGACCTGTCCCTGTCAACAGCATCTTACCTGTGGCTTCATAACGCTTGGCAGCGTGTTTAAGCTCAATCTCGGCCAGCATACAGTCAACCAGTGCTTCAGGGCCAACCCCGTTTCTTGCCATAACCTGACAGATGTTGTTCATGTCTACAAGCTCTTGCCATGTGTAAATAGTAGCGTTACCTGTACGCATAGCTTCAATTGCAGCAAGTTCTTTAGATTTCAGCTTATCCAAAAACTCGTCAGCAGTTATTGATGCGCCAGTTATTGCGTGAGTTATCGGATTAATTAAATCGTAAATCTTTCGGCGGCACTGTTTTCTCATGTATTGTCCCTTGCACGAATGGCTTCGTCATATCTTGCTTGTGATTTAAACCATTGACTACCACTCATACGCAGTATGTCATCTCGTTCATCAGCACGAACAAGGGCTTCAAAAACCAAGAAATTGTCAAACAAGCCACCATCTTCCAAGCCTGTCATTCCAGCTTCTTCAGCCATGTCGATCATTTTTCTCATACGTTGCGCTCCTTCAACTTGGCTTCGATGGCGCGAACGGCTAACGTGAAATCATCCAGCTTTGACAGCTTGCAGTCTTCAAGGCCGTTTTCAATGCTCCACCATTTTCTTATTTCCTCATCAGTCAGTGGCTTGGCTGTTTGTGCTGCGGGTGGGGTGGTGTAGATAGGCTTGATGTCCATTGCGCCCATGTCTGGATGCGGCTTCATTCTGGTGAAGCGATGTTCCATGTGCTTTGTGAACCAGACATAGCCATAAGGCTCCTGCACAGTAAGTGCTGGCTGTGCTGCGGGTGGGGTGGTGTATTTGATTGCGGCATTCCACGATCTGTGGCAACTCTCTTTGAAGTCTTCGTTGCCCCAATGCGCGTTGTCGTACCAGTCAAAGAACGCCACCGGCTTCTGAGCAGGTGCTGCGGGTGGGGTGGTGTAAAACTTGTTGCGAGGGTCAAAACCACCGTCCGAAACGATGTCGCTATATTGGCCCACAGGCTCATAGTCCAGCCCGAGTTCTCTAGCGTTCTCTGCCTTCTTGTCGAGGGCACGGGCTTGCTTAATAGCGGTGATGGCGTCAAGGTATTTTTGATAATCGTGTGCGTCATCTCCAACAGCGACCTCCAACGCCTCCAGCGCCAAGTCCAATGCTTTATCTTTGTTCACAGTGGGGCCTCTTCATGGTTATCAGGATTGAACTTAGGCACTTTTTTGCCCGTGTCTCTAGGGTTTGGGAATGTTGGAAAGGGCCACATCATGTCCCCTTGCTGCCCCAATCGGGCATCTTTTCATTAACGGCAAGTGCTTCAAGTTCCACAAACAGTTCGTTTAATTCGTGACTGTTAAATGTGCGGCTGCAATAGCATCCCCAAAAGTAAGCCGCTTCTTCCCAAAGGCATTCCTTAAACAGCCTGTCCCGCACAAATGCGCCGGGGCTGTTGGGCATATACAGTTTTAGTGGGTTTTCAATCTCGGCTCTCATAGCCGCTGCAATGGCTGTGTAGTTCATTTCTGTCCTATCTTGTTTAGTGTCCACTCAAGCAGTTCTTGCTGAGTAACTCCATAATATTCCACAAAACCCCTTGTCCCCAATCCGTGAATACCCTTATTGCCACGGTGATGCTCATAGCATAGGCCCATCAAAGTAAGGTAGTCGCCGCGACCCCATCCCCCTGCTCTCAGATGATGCAATTCCACGGGAGCCGGATCATGGTCACCATACAAGTGGTGACAAAGCGCACAACCAAGGCTTGCTACTGCTTGCTTATGCTTCTTCTCTGCGTTCTTCAAGCGTCACCCCGTTTGTGTTGGCCCAGTAAATAAGCCACTCGGTAAAGCTGATGGCTTGCTCTTTGGTAAACCGTCTGCTTTGATGGCCTAGCTGCACGACTCGTTCGCCATCAATGCTTGGCATGATTTTGCTAATGCTGTCCATTTCGCCACTTTCGTGCGCCCATTGGTCAATTAAAAATCGCTTAAAACTTTCAGCACTCCAGCGACTGCCATGCAACTGGCTTTGCTTGGCAATTTGACCAATAATCGAGTGGTAAAGACGTTCCTGTTTGCGGCTTTTCATGTCAGGTGTCACGTTGCACCTTTGAAATGACATAAGCCCAAAAAGCACCGCCAGCAACTTTTGCGGCAAATTGCATTGCAACGATTTGCGGCATTAGCACACCAAAAGCCAATGTTGGAAAAACAACACTGTCTACAGCAGCGCCAGCAATGTTGCTGCCGTTTGCTCGTTTGAACCATGTGCCAGTAAGTTTTGCGAAAACAGCCCAATCGATCACAGATGCGGCAGTGAATGACACAGCAGACGCAATTGCAATCATTCCGGCAGCAGGGTTTAACAAATATGTCAGCAGTCCAGTACCAACAATTAACCCTCCCATTTGCCATGCTTTTAACTTTTGGTGCAACAAGTCACGCAAGGCCAAATCAAGCCCAATAAATAAAAATGAATTTATAGGCGATACCCAAGGCCCAAAATGTGAGATAGACAAATTGGCCGCAGTCATTGCCAAAGCGTAAATTGCAATTGCGATTTTCATATTAATGTTTCCTGTATTGGTTGTTTGACCCATTTTTGAGCAGCATTATGAGATTCAATTCTTTGCCTCATAACCATTGCTCTTGCTTCTTTTGTTGGTGGTGGGTAATTACCGTTTTTCCAATTGTTGTCAATTCCTATATTTCTTCCAATGTTTGTGCTGTCAGCAGATGCAAAAGGCAACTTTGTAAACACTTCAGGGTCAAGCATTCGCAAACCATGTAATTTGCAAACTGGATACCCATCAGGGCAAACAGCGTTCATTGCTTCTGAAATGCGTCCCCACCACAAAGAATTACCAATCTCTGCAAATTCGCCAGATGACCCAATACATACACGATGAAATGTTCGAGCCAACCATGTCAATCTGCTAATTGATTCATGCATATGCCAAACAGGTGCGCCAAAAAAGTTACCCAAAGGCCAAGCGCAAATAAGTGCATTGTTGTCATCTTCACTGCCATCAATTACATCAGGGATAACGGCAAAATCGCAGTTAGGCATCTTTTTGCACATTAGCGCCCATTCGTAAAAGTCTGACCAATCAATCCTTGGATTTCCGCTTTTCCAAGCACTAAAAGCCCCATTGTCAACAGCAAAGGATTGGCAGACTTCAGCAGCAACGCCAAGTTGATCTGGATGCTGAAAAGAAACAAAGCCGTGACCAGCTTGTACGGCAGTGACAGCGGCAGTTGCTGGAGTAATAGGCATTCCATGATAGTGAATCATAAAACCCCAATCATGCGTAAAGCGTCTTCAGGGCCATCAATGCGGTGCAAGCCACCACCTATCCAGTTTCCAAAAAAGTCTTGCTGTAGCCTCGTTAAAGCCTTTTTAGGGCCATCCTTGATCTCGACCAAGAATGTCTGGTTGTTGTAGCCGACCAAAAGGTCAACAGGTAAGCCAATGACCCACACATAAGCGCCTGCTGCTCTAAGAGCCGACACGATTTCTGCCTGATTTTTGTCAACTCTAGCGGCATATCTCATATCAATTTCCTATCTTGTAATCTTTAAAAATTGTTCCTTTGCTAGCATCCCCTCGCCAACATTCTTTAACCCAACCACGCTTTCCAGATTTATAAGTGCGCCAATGGCCCCGGGCCTGATGCCTTCTAGGGCTTGCGTGCGTACCGCCTTGTGCTTCACTTTTATATTTTGATGGCTCAATAACAACTGTGTGCCAGTCATACAAGGGCTTTAATCCGCGCTTTGCACGGCTTATGTTCGCCTTATGTGGCGTTGGCACATACGACTCTACTTTCATGTCAAGTGATGCGTAAAACATGGTCACGATGGCGCACATCATTGACTGATCTTGAGGATCAATCGGCTCGTCTACTGGACCAACTTTTGGTTCGCCATTGTGTTCGGCAAACAAAAATGAGCCAAGAGCTTTGTAACCCGTTGTTTTCATGACCCACCCAGATACCACAGTAGCCTCTGGCTCTGCCAACACAGACAACATAAAGTCACCCTGCTCTGTGCTACCACAAAGCATCATATTTTTGTACGGCGCAGGATGTAGCAAGTATTTGCGTTGGTCATAACCAATGTATTCTTTGATTGCACCAGTCACATCAAACCATTGCATTTCTGTCGGGTCAAGATCAGAAACTAAAACCATCTTTACCATTTCTTTTATTAAGGGTGTCATTCCAATTCTCCGTCTTGTAGTTTCTTCATGTAAATGCGAATGCGATCTACACAACCAGTGCCGTAAATACGCTCAAGATATTCGATTCTTTCTCTTGTCAACACACTTTTTTTAAGTGTTTGGTAAGTGCAAAGCAAAACCCTTGCTTCTCCAAGCTCTAGCCTGTATCTATCGCTTTCATTTTCTATTCCTCGCCTAGTCATGGGTATGGCCTCAATGAAATCAAACCCCACTTCATTTGCGGGTACTTGCGAACAGTATCTGTCTTTTGCAAACGCTGGATACTTGCCCATACTTGTTTTGTTGTCCAGCAAGTGATGATTTCAATCTCTTTGCTAGACAGTTCGCCGTGTTCAAGGAGGCGTCTAAGAGCATATGTTCTTGTCATTTCGCAATACTCCTTCGCAATGCAGCCATTTTTTCAAGTTGTTCAACAGTAGGTGGAACCGCCTTCAATCTATCTTGCTGAATCTTAAGCAGAACAGGGTCAGGGCCAGTGTGTTGGGCAGGGACTGTTGACCGGGCAATGTCAGCAGCTTGTTGGGCAAAGGATTGACGTTCGTGAGGTTTTAGCCAATCAGCCTCAAGCCCTTGCGAACCTCTACGACACCAGACAACCAAAAAATCGTTAAATGACATATTGGCTTTTGCAGCTTCCTTTTTGGCGGAGTCAACAACAGTCTCAGTAACCGCAGCCCTTTTCATTTTTCTAAGTGTCAGCCAATCTTTCCAAACTTGTTCTTGAACATCAGGAGGGCAAGCAACGACAGTTGCTGCGACCTTGGGAGCCTTCCTTTCCTTTTCCACTTCCTTTCCATTCCCTTCCTTTCCAGTAGGTAGGACTACGGTAGGAGTCTGGTAGTCTTGTCGTAGTTCACATAAGCCTTTGATTTTGCTAGGAGTTTTCTTGTTTATGACTTGATGCTTTTCAAAATTAGCCACCTTGCCGTAAGTCTTGTTATCCGATCCAGAAAACACTTCTATGTAACCAATACGAGACAACTCCAGTAGTAGTGTAGGAGTAGGATTGGTCAATGCTCTTAATGGAAAAACATCTGACTCAACCAACTTTGGATTTGCATTGAAATAACCTTCGTCATCACAATGATTAAGAAGGCCAATTGCAAGCAATGCAGCCTCAGCGGAAATTGACGCGAGAACTTCATCACGCCAAAATTCTGGTTTGATTGTGCGAATTCTTGCCATGATTTATCCATACATCACTTCGTAAAGTGATTGCCCCGCTTGAAAGAAATTCTTATCACATTTAAGTTCAGGATTTACATCGTGACCAATGTAACCTGCGATGAGAAAATAAATTTCATCAATATTTTTAGGCCCATCAATGGGTATCCTTGCAATAAGATCAAAAAATAATTCCTCTCGCTCATGTTGAATCATGTGACAGACTTTACACAAACAAACAAGTTGGTCATTGTCGTACTGCCAAACTTCACGTCCTTTTAAATAATGTTTGTGATGTACATGGAGCGTTGTTTCACTATCTCCACAATACTCGCAATGAAACTCAGCGCGATCAAGTATTTCAAGTCGCTTTTTTTGCCAACGAGGATCAAGCAATTGTTCAGAGTATGACTTTTTTGCCATAAAAATCTCCAATAAAAAACCCCTGAAAGCTGGTGGGACTAGCACCAGACCTTCAGGGGTCAGCCTTTGACGGCTTAGATGTATCTGTGCCTAGTCCGCACAACATCTAAACCGTCTGACTAAACTATACCACCATTCAAGCGCGGCTGTAAATCGTAATCGGGTGGTTGTTGTGGTACTTCTGTTGAGCAATCCCAATCTCACGCTTGGACATCAGTTTTTGCTCTTTGTTGCGCCAGTCGAAAGCATTGCCTGTGGACTTGGCCGTACCGTCTTCCCATGTCGGAACGTATGTCGGTGGCTCTTGCAAGACAACTGGCTTTTCTGTGCGTTTGAAGTAGTAGGCGTATTTGCCATTGTTCATCAGGACTTTCTTGACGCAGACAATCAGCCCCTCAGCAACCAATGCGTTTTTGATTCCTGCTGCTGAGTCTGCAAATTTGCCAGACATGCGCTTTGTGATGGTTCTGTGGCTTTGAGGGCCATCTTTGAGTTGCTTCAGATAGTAGAGTTTGGCTTGTAGCACAGGTTCAGTTCTTTCTTTGCGGTTAATTCAATGGCACGGGCTAAGAGAGCAACAGTAGCTGCCTCAAAGTCGCCGGGGTCAAAAGTGTACTGCTTCACAGCTTGAATTGCAGTAACGCAAAGCTCCTGTGCTGCGGCTGTTTCGTTTTGGTCTGGTTTAGTCATGCTGGCAAGGTTATCATTACCGACCAGCTTGTAAATTGGGGTAAACACCTATGTTTTTTTGTTTGATGCGTCATAAGATTGAGGCTCAACAAGACAGGAGTTCACATGAACACAGCATTTCTTACACGGGTTCGCAGCTTGTATTGCATTAAAGGCGTGCCAGTTAGCACACAACGGCACAACTGCCGCCAATGGATCAAGTCAATTCGTTTTCTTGGCGACAAATGGTTATTGGCCAAACAAATTTCGAGGGTGCAATGAAAGTCTATCAAGCAATTAATAAAGTCCAAGCTGAACTTGCAAAACAAGGCATTGGCAAAGATCGTAAAAATCAAGCTCAAGGCTACAAATTTCGATCAATTGATGATGTTTACAACGTGTTGTCATCAATCCTTGCTGAAAATAATCTTTGTGTTCTGCCTCGCATCCTTTCACGCGATCTTAGATTGGCCGAAACAAAAAGTGGCGGCTCAATGCACTATGTAACAGTTGAAGCTGAATTTGATTTTGTTTCAAGTGAAGACGGTACAAAGCACACTGTAAAAAGTTATGGTGAAGCAATGGATTCAGGCGACAAAGCAACTAACAAGGCAATGTCAGCGGCTCACAAGTACGCAATGTTAATGGCGTTTTCTATTCCTACAGAAGGGGATAATGACCCTGACCAAGCGCCACAAGAAGTTAAAAAACCAGCATTGACCAACAGCCGGTTTGATAACGCAGTGCAAAAAATTATTGCAAAGGCATACACAGTTGAACAACTGCGTGACACCTTTACTTTGACAGCAGAACAAGAGTCTGCACTCGTACAGGCGTTGGCAAATGCTTAAATTTAGAGCATCATCCCTTGCGGAAATCATGACTGATCCAAAGGGCAAAGACGAAACTTTGTCTGTTGGAGCAAAGACAGCCATCATTAAACAAGCCAAAGAGTTTATTTACGGCTATGACGAAATCATTACCTCAAAATACATGACCAAAGGTATTGAGGTTGAGAACCAGTCTATCGAATTGCTCAACTCTGTGCTGTTCACAAACTTTGTCAAAAACACTGAGCGCAAAACAAATGATTGGATTACTGGTGAATGCGACATTGTTGGCAACAACAAGATTCACGACATCAAATCATCATGGTCATTGTCAACCTTTCCTGTTTTGGCTTCTCAAGGTGAAGACAAAACTTACGAATGGCAGGGCAGAGCGTACATGATGTTGTGGGACATGGACGAGTTTGAGATTGACTATTGTTTAGTTTCTACGCCAGAGCATTTAATTGGCTATGAAAATCCAGCTATCCACAATGTTGACCACATAACACCCGAGTTGCGGGTTACAAGAGTTCTTTACAAACGCGACATGGCGTTAGAGGACAAGATAAAAAAGAAAGTAGAGGAGGCAAACAAGTTCTATGAACAAATCATCAAACAAATCTCGAAAGAGCATGAAGGAAATCTATGAATAATTTAACAATTGCTGGTCAGCTTGGTCGTGACGCTGAAGTACGGTTTTTGCCTAATGGCGATCCTGTAGCAAACTTTTCTATTGCCGACAGTCAAGGCAAAGACAAAGACGCTATTTGGTGGAACTGCCAATTGTTTGGCAAACGCGCAGAATCATTGGCACAGTACCTTACAAAAGGTCAGGCTGTGACCATTACTGGCAGCGTAAGCCAGCGTAAATACATTGACAAGAATGGTGTTGAAAAAATCAGCACAGACGTTCGTGTCAACGATGTTGCTTTACAAGGTGGCCGCAAAGAAAACGCAGCACCACAAGCACAAACACAAAAACCTCAGAGCAAAGGTTTTGAAGACATGGATGATGACGTACCCTTTTAACTTGGAGAATCAAATGAAAAAAGTTTTTATCGGCATTTGCCTTGCAACCGTAGCCACAATGACTTGGGCTGCTTGCAGCACTCACACTTACATGATTAACGGGCGCACGGTGACTTGTACGACTTGCTGCTACGGCAACAACTGTTCGACCAACTGCTTCTGATTAACGGGCCGAAAGCGGATGCTGTTAGTGTCACTTCAATTGCGGTGACCGTCATATGCAAACAGACGCAGCGAGTAGGCCCACCTTACAAGGACAAGACATGGATTACGCAAACAAATTCAAAGAGTTCTTTGACGTTAAGTTTCCCCGAGTTCGGGCAGATGACCCAATTACATCGTTTGAAGCAGCAGACTCAGTTGAGGAAATGACTGCAAAGCATTGGAATGTCATTTGCAATTGCTTGAAAGAACATGGGCCGCTTGGCAAAGATGGCATTGCAAGGCTAACTGGCTTAGATGGCAATCAGGTTGCTCGGCGCATGAATGAAATGAAAGTTATGAACATGGTGTTCTTAACAGGGAAAAAAGTTAAATCAAACTCAGGACGTAACGAAAGAGAGTGGACAGCATGAAAACAGTTGAAGCATATCAAGCAAGTGACGGGCAAGTTTTTAAATCACTTACTGAAGCCAGAGTGCATGAAGAAGCTCAAGCAATCATGCTGGAAATTGAAGCATTTTTTGCATCAGATGCTTGCGATTACAAAAGCAAACAACAAAAAACCATTATCAAAAAAGCAATACTTGCTTGGGCTTTTTGGAAGGCCGATGGAGGGATCAACCAATGAGTTATGCACAAGTTGAAATGGAAGTTATTAGGTGGGGCGAGGCTCGTCAGATTGTCCAGAACAGCAATCCCCGAGCGCAAGCCATCAAGACGCTGGAGGAAGTTGGCGAATTGATGCAAGCAATCACAGACAATAACCGTGAGGCAATGATTGACGCATACGGCGATATTCTTGTTACCCTTGTGATGGGTTGCGCCACCGCTGATCTTGACCTTGTAAAGTGTTTTGCACACGCTTATGAGCAGATTAAAGACCGCAAAGGTTATCTGTCGCCAGAAGGCATCTTTGTGAAAGAGTCGTGATGATTAACGAAATTCTTGATGAGCGAGGCAAGCGTTATGGCAAATTTATAAACCATGCTGAGATTGCTCAAAGTCTAAAAAGAACATTGTTTACATATCAAGCGGTTCGTCAATGTGCGCTTGAACCCGATCAACTTGAAGCACTTGATATGATTTGTCACAAGATTGCGCGTATTCTAAATGGCGACCCAAATTATGCAGATAGCTGGATTGACATTGCTGGATACGCGCAGCTTGTTGCAGATCGTCTACAAGGGCTTGAGCGTTAAGCCATGTCCAAGCCAGTTTTTTGAACCTCTGCAACCCTACGGCCCCACCCTTTGCCAAAGGTTGTCCATGTTGGCAAGTCAATCAAAAATGACAATCGCCGTTTTGCGTAGTCTTCAATCAACTGGTTTGTGTCAACAGCGTTTACAGCGGCTAATGTCTTTGGGCCTATTCCACCATCAGGTTCAACGCCAACACAGGCTTGCAGCCACTTTGCAGCCCTTCCCGGCCCACTATTGATAGCAGCATCAAAGACAATGTAATCCACACCCGCTGGCAATTCATCGCCTTTAATTTTGTCCCAATATTTAACTTTATACATCGGGCCAACAATTTCAGGAGTCAGGCTACGCATAGCCTTTTCATCAACTGTGTGTCCAACCCATTCTTCCCAAACCCGTTTTGTCACACCTAGATTGGTCATGCCACCGGGATCGGATGGATGATTAACGTAGCCACCCTCATGGTGCAAGATAGCTTTTAATGCTGCTTCAAAGTTGTCTTTCATTTCATATCCTTAAATTTTTGAATTTCACCACCTTTATCTTTGGAGCCTTGCGAACTGCCACGATGGAAGTTCAATACGGTTCCGCACATTGTGATGAGCGAACCAAGCGCCATATAGACAAGCTCTTTGTTGGCCTCTGGAACGCGCTTCATGAAGGCAAACCATGCCAAAAAGATGGTTGCAGTAACAATGCCAATGTCCAATGCGTATGCCGTGTTTTTTGCCAGCCATGATGCGTTTGTGGACTCTTGCACCTTGGCGTTCATTTCTCTTGCGCTATCGGTGTTGGCGTTGTTTAACTCAAGCACTTTGGTTTCGTTAGCCATTTGCGCCAATTCGCCGTTTTGCTGCATCTGTGCCAACTCTGCTTTGGCTTTGTCAGCAGCAACAGGGTCAGGCAAGAAACGGTCAATCAGTTTGCCGCCAATAGCAGTCAGTGGGTTTAAGTCAGCTAGGTTCATCAATTACCTCTCTTGGTTAGCATTGCTGAAGCAATCTCCAGCATGAATTTAACTTGCTGTATGTCTTGCGGTGGCTCTGTCCAGCCTACCGTAATCTGCCCGACAAACCGATAGCTGTCTGGTGGAACACTTACCCGACAAGTGAAAGCCACGCCTTTTTCCAAGTACCACA